AATTTATTTGCTTGTTTTACTTTAATTATAAATACTCTATTTTATTGTTAAGAAATATGCGTAACGTTTTATACCTGAAACATATTTCTGTTATTATGTCCAGATTTAGGTCCTATTTAAATCAACCAATATGTGGTTAGTTACATATTTATTTTAATAATATAACATTTTGTTTTATAACACCAATAAATTATATATCCATACATGAATCCGCCCAGTATAAGGTTATTATATATCCAGTATGAATCCGCTCAGTATAAAGTATTTGGAATACATATCCCTTAATTGGAATCCGCCTTGTGTATGGTCATTTTTATGGATTTGTTATATTGTTTTATAACCAACTAGGGTTTATACTAGGTTAACCGTTTCCAGGTTTATATGGAAAAGCAATACTTATTTTAATATTTTGAAGTATTTCTCATTAGTTTAAATATTTTCCTTTAGGTAGCATAGCCCTAATCTATCATTATATGCCGTGTAGAAATACGTTAGTTTTCTTTTGAATAGTTAGCAATACTATTTCATTCCAGTCTCTGGTCTTCTGTGTCCAGGACCTGTTTCCTATAAAGATTATAGTTCCATTAACTTTCGGCCTCTTTAATAGATAAAGAAGTGATAGTGATTCTATTAAATACCTGGGTTTTTGCACCTATTTTATAGTTGAGACAAACTGTTTTAGCGACTCTGCACAGTAAGCAGAAGCATTTATACGATGTGATGTTGAATAAATTACGGTTCCATGAATTGTCGAGTCGGTTTCTTTGATACCCTCTCTGTGGCTAGATGTTTCCAGTAATACTTGGATATTTCCATTTATTATGATGATTCCACTCAGCTTCCTTTTCTTTAACCGTTGCATGACAGTGTAGTTGTATAAATAGTATCCCCTCAGGGTCTGAGGATTCTTAATGTGAAGGCTGTACGTTTGCTTTTAACGCGCCATATGTGGTAGTACCAACTTGGTGTTAAAATACAGAGGTCCACATGGGAGACCCCCCCCTCAATGTGTAATATGAATGGACAAACGAATCAAACTAAATTTTCATTTTTCCCTAATAACCATCACTCTAATGAGCTTTCTAGCTCCACTTTACCAGAATATTTTAATGACTTTCTGGCAACCATTGAAGATCGACGTTTTGTCAATTATCTTCAACAATTGTCAAGGCATCCTAACGGATTTTACGATATGTCTAAAAATTCGCATAATATCGATTATGTTAAGCGTTATCATGATATTATTGCGTATTTGTGTGCAAATGGTAAGTGGAGTAGTGAGCAATACGAACCAATCTTCTCAGTAGATTTAAATCTGCTTTATTTGATTGATGGTATTGTGGCCTATATTGGCCATCCTGGTGTCGTTGAGGTTCTTGACGACATGATATATCATGATTATGATATACACACCATACGTTCCTTTTTGGTTAGAATTTTTGATTTAGATCTTACTAAGAGGGTTCATTATGGTAATGGTTGCAAACTAGAGAAATGCCACATGACAGATGTTATAACTCCTGAATATGGTGTTTTCTTGGATCTTTTGAATATGTTTTATTCACATATTCCTAATGAAGATCTTTTCAAAGATAGTTCTATTATGTATGAAGTTTGCAATTATCATTTTATGCGGGCACAGCAAAGTGCAGGTATGCATCCAGCTGATTTTGATCCTGACATGACTAAGTTTTTCATGTCTTATGTGCCCTTTGATGCTGCTATTAATTCTTTTTATCTGGATAGTAAACCACGTGCTCAATCTAATGTTGAAGATATGGGTTATTTGAATTTGATAGGGAGTTCAATTAAGAGTAGTATTGATCTTCCTAACCAGATTCATTATGCTGCGAATAGCCTTGGTCGGGCTGCGGATTCCGCTACTTTGTGTGGTGAAAGAATTTCAGAAATGTCCAACCTTTTTAAGGCTTTTACTGAGGCTTTTATGTTACGAGCTAGCAACATACATGATAAGATAGAGAGCACAACTGTTATCACGCTTATTGAGGTCTTTATTGATTTTATTAGTGATTTACAAGATCTTAAATCTGTCCCACTTGGCAGATGGATCACTTATGTTTCACGTATCTTGCGTTGTTTTATTCCAAATTGTATTGCATTAGCAATTGAGTTTGTTAATACTTATATTATTTCTACTGTTACTGCGGTAGCTCAAGGGTCTTCAGAATTTTTAACTACAATTGTTACTGCTCTTGTTGGTATTATTGCTATTGGCTCTGTACCAACAATGAAACAGACTAATAAAATGGTTGAATATATGAAAACCATTAATATTACTGTCCCATTTTCTAAGAATTTGGTTGCAATGATACAAAATGTTATTAAAGTTTTGCCTGATTGTATTAAAGGATGGTTTTCACAATTTGTTCCTGAGCATTTCTTTTATCTTAAATTGATCAATGAATATCAAGATGTTCTTAATTCAATTGATGATTTTTTGGCAATGGATATTGATACAGTTTATTTTAGTAGTGATCTACAGAAACAAATTGCCAAGACTTATATTGATTCACATTCTTTGGTCAAGGATATGGCACCTTTTATTGGTGACACCTCAGGTCAGTTTTCTTTACTTCGTGAGCAATTGCGAAAATTTGACAAGATGTATGAATCAGTAACCTCTTTACAAAGATGTGGTATTACTAGAGCATGTCCCTTTTCGTTAACTGTTTATGGTTCTTCACAGATTGGTAAATCCACCTTGTCAGCAGCGATTTCGAAATTTATGTTTCCGAGTTTTCTGCCTGATAAGGTGCGATACGTTATACCTGCTGATCCCGATGAGTTTTGGAATGGATATTCTGCTCTACATCCAGTTACTTGTGAAGATGATGCTGATCAAGATGCTGAGTATAAAGGCGCATTAAGATTCTTTTCTATGATTACTAATGCACCTTATCAACCACCCATGGCTTCACTTGATGATGTTTCTATAGGTAAAAAGGGTACACCATATCATTCCAAGATGCATATTCGTTGTACCAATACTGCTTATCCAAATCCTATAACTAAGGTTTTGTCACGTGAGGCTTATTGGAAACGTAGACATATGCTTGTTGAAGCACGAGTCAAGCAAGATTATATGATTGGTGATAAAGTCCAATATGATCCTCTTTTTAGACATTTAGAGTTTTATGAAAGGAGTCCTATTAATGAACAAAGTGAGCCTGTTTTTATAGGTGATGTTATGGATTTCTTTGACTTGCTTAAATCACGTTATACTAGACACATGGAAAATGAGGAGCGTATTCTTTCAGTTATGAATGCTTCTGGAGCTGATTTTATTAAAGATCTTGAGAGTTGTTTCCATCGTGATTTTTGGTATGACTCCAAAACTTCAACTATTACAGCTGAGGCACAAGGTAAATTGTTGGATTTACTTAATAATGCTACAACTAGTGTTACAAATCGCATGCAATCTACTTATAATATCATTAAACAATATTTGGATACACATCCTAAAATTGCAAGAATTACCAAGACCATAGCAGTTGTTGGCACTATTAGTAGTATAGTTTTGTCAGCATTTGCAATTTACACTTCAATGTTTGGTCGTTTTAATAATGATCTTGAACTTGCTGGTATTGTTGCCGGTGTTAGTAGTGCTCATGCACTCAGTTTTGCTGAAGCTATACCCTCAGGTGACATGCGTACCGCACGTTATCGTAAGTTTGCTAAGAAAACTGCACATGCTGAGGGTACTACTGACCCTAGTGCTGAACAGTTGACACATGATGTTGTTCGTGGAAGACAAGCTTTTATTAAAATGTATGATGACGTTAATAAGAAGTCTAACTCTATGTGTGGTATTTTTATTGGTGGTCGTTATATGTTGGTACCATACCATCTATTTTTAAATTGTTCTGGACAAATGTATGAACGGCATACTCGTATGACCATCCAAACAGAATGTGTCACTTATGAAGAAATGTTTGTTCCTGAGAAAGTTCGAAGACTTAAGACCAAAGAAGGTATGGATAAAGATGTTGCAGTTTATGAATGTAGTATTCGTGTTAAATTGTTTAAGGATATACGTCATCATTTTATTAATGAAAGTGACTTATGTAATATGAATGCTTGGAGTGAAGCGACCGTCAATAAATACCGTGATGGAATTGCTGAGCGTGAACTTACTAATTGCGCTCCCATTGTCAATAAGCAATATTTGATGTGGAATAGTGAGGAATGTATGAATCTTTATAAGGGTTTTCAATATGATGCTGTCACTGTCTCTGGTGATTGTGGTTCTGTTCTCGTTCTATATAATACTAGAATTAGAGGCAAATTGCTTGGTATTCATGTTGCTGGAGAAAAAGCCAAACATCATGGATATTCAGAATTGGTTACGAGTCAAATGTTGGAAGCTTTTGAACCACGTTTGAAGCCTGCACCTTTGCCTACTTTGTGTGATGACTTGCCTGGGATTACTATGGCTGAGGGAAATTATACATTGTATGGTGTTGTCCCTAGAGATAAGGCACTTTACCCTATATCTAAGACTGATATTAAACCCTCAGTCATACAAGGTATTAATCCAGTTTTGACGAGACCTGCTGATTTAAGCAAGAAAGTTTTCGGTGAATCTATTTCAAAATATTTTGAACAACCTTTACCCGTCAATCCTGGTGTAATACCTTTGTTGGTTGAGGATCAACTTGATACATTTAAACAAATGCCACGCTATAATTTAGGAGGTATTGTTTCAGAGTCAATAGCTATTAATGGCACTCCTAGTATACCCTATTGTGATGCCATTAATATGCATACTTCACCAGGTCTACCTTATAAATTACGCCATAATTCTGGTAAAGGTAAACATAAATATTTTACCCAAGACGAGTTTGGTAAATATGTTGTTTCTGATCCAGAGTTACGTGCACGCATTGATGACCGTATTAATAAAGCCAAAACAGGCCAAATGGTTGATTCTATTTGGGTTGACATACCAAAAGATGAACGACGTAAACCTGGTAAGAAGACACGTATGATTGTTATACCACCGATGGACTATACTATTGTTTTCCGAATGTATTGTATGGATTTTATTGTCAACTTTTTGAATAACCATTTGAAATTTTATTCAGCTGTTGGCATGAATCCCTATAGTAATGAATGGACAACTATGATCAATTTTTTGAAAGCTAATTCAAATTTTGGTGGTGATGGTGATTTTAAAACTTATGATGGTAAATTGATGTGTGAAATAATGCATGCTTGTCTTACTGTCATGAATTTGTATTATGCATTGATTGTTAAGGAGTCTAATCATGAAGAGAATGCTCTAGTTAGAGAAGTTTTATTTGAAGAGATGATACATACAAGAACTCAATGTACCAATGTATTATATTGTACTCATGGTGGTAATCCATCAGGAAGTCCTTTCACTACAATTTGTAATACTATGAGTGATGATATGTACTTCAAGATGGCTTGGATGATCCTAGCACCACCACATCTTAAGAGTTTGAAACACTTTTATGAACATGTCACCATCTTTACTTATGGTGATGATAATATTAAATCTATTTCAGGTGTTGTTTCTGAGTGGTATAATGAAGATACTTTGGCCTCGTTCTTCGCTGAATGTGGCATTGAATATACCTGTGCTGCTAAAACGGAGAAGAAATCTGCTATACGTGATGTTGAGGATCTTTCTTTTCTTAAGAATCATATTCGACGTGATGGTCTTGTTTATCATGCCACCATGGAAGAAGATACTTTGAATGAAATGGTTAATTGGATTAGAGATAGTGATGATGATTTTGCTGCCACTGTTACTAATTGTAATATGGCACTTATGATGTGGTACCATTATGGTAAGGAACGTTTTGAAGTAGAAAGAGATCGTCTTATTACTGCACTCGCAAAACCATCTATTAAATATGGTAATATAGCGCGACTATATAGTTATGATTATCTTCATGAGTGTTATACTGAGGAACGCATGCCTGATTTTCCAGCTGAGACAGCAGATCAAATTACTGCTGTTGCACAAGGTGGAGAAGGACAGACTGCTGGTGAATCAAATGAACAAAATACCAAGGAAGAGACTAATATTGCAGAAGCCGTTACTTTTATTGAACAAAAACCTAGTGTTAATGTTAATAAAGATATTGTTATGGTTGATGAGAGTTTCTTAACTCATGGTGATTGGAATCTTCATCGAATGTTGGCACGTCCACAAAGAATTGGTACCTATGCATTTACTACATCACAAACGCCAGGTACTGTTCTCAAACGTGTTGATCTTCCTAGTGTTTTTACCACACTTTCTAATAATATCTCACAGATTTTGGCGGCTTATACTTATATACGTTATAGACCTGTGTTTCGAATACAACTTAACGGCAACAAATTTACGGCTGGACGTTTGTGCGCAGTAATAACACCATGGAGTGTCAATACTACACCATTTTTAACATTACCTACTAATATACATGGTGCAACTGCTCTAGAACATGTTTTCCTTGATGCTAGTTCTAATGATGTTGTTACTATAACAGCACCATGGTTGTGTCCTCATGAGTATTATAATTATGCATTGCTCTCTAATGTCTCTGTTGCTGGCCGTTATGTTCACACTGCGAACTCAAGTTATTATGGTTCAAGTAAAACACACTCTTTGTTTCTTTTTGTTTTTAACACTCTTAGTGTTGGTACAGGTGCTCCAACTTCTATTAATGCTACAATTTGGATGCATCTAGAAGATGTACACCTTTCGATACCCGTTGTCGGATCAGCTACATCTCAAGGTGGCACACATTCGTATGTCACTAATAATATGCAGGGTTGGTCTAAAATAGCTAATGCAACTTTGCCTAATAATATTAAAGGTGATACTTATGATCTTAATGCTGATTTGAAGGTTTCAACACTTGATAAACCTAATGATACTATGACACCATTATATATGATTCGTCGTGCTATGGGTTATTTTGGTCATGCTAAGAACATTGAAGTTCTTAATAGACTTGCTTTGTATCCTGGTGGAACTTCTACAGCCAAATTTTCGGATTTTGGTACAGATGTTGATGAGATGTCATTATCATATTTGTGTGGTAAGTGGACGTATTGGTATACAACAACTATTAGCACTTCAGCTGTTTCTGGCAATGTTTTGACTTACTTGCCTATAACGCCTTATATCTATCCTAAGCCTACTTCTGGCCCTAGTGTCAACCCACGTTTAGATATATCATCATGGATGGTTAAGGGTAATAAATATAACATGCCATTGCTTGGTTATGTTTCATTACCCTTTAACTTTTGGACTGGTAGTATTAAATATCGTTTTGATTTTATTACCAATGCTTTTGTCACCACAAAGATAGCATGTACTATTATTTATGGTACAGCCTGTCCTGATAATCCAACAGCTGGAATTGAACCAACTAGTGGCCTTTCCTATGTTTTTGAAGTTAATGCTGATAATAAGAGTTTTGAGGTTGAGGTACCCTATGTTGCGGATACACCATGGAAACATATTATGAATTCACAATTCATAGCTAATGGCTCTGTCGCAAATACATCCGTTCAACCTCTCTTTGAAGATGATGTCGCTTATAGGTGTTGTACTGGCCAAATTGCTTTATATGTTCTGAATCCACTTTCTGTTCCTGCTGGCTTGCCCACTACATACGATATCAATGTCTTTGTTGCAGGAGGAAAAGATTTTGAACTCAATTTTGTTGGCCGTGCTAATACATGTTGGTACCCAGTTCAACAGGGTAATGTTGATCCAAACCCTGGTACCTCCTTATCTACACTTGGTGTCAATCATTTTCATGATAATCAGTGTATGTCCGAGAAATATACTTCTATTAAGGACCTCCTTAAGCGTTATTCACATGTCTATACCAATGTCTATAAAGTTGGTGGTGTTGGCACTGCTATCGATAATATTCACTCATCATCATTCTTTATACCAATTAACCAATTGATTATGCCATTTTTTACATCAACAGGTGCTTCACTTAGTTATGCTTCAACGATACAAAATTGGTATTTGGCTTTATATCGACTTTGGCGTGGTTCACTTCGTGTTAAAATTATTATTAAAACGTGGACCGAACAAGGACCAATTAATCAGCCTGCCATTAGTGTTGATTTTATACCTAGTTATATGTATATTGGTAATAGCCCCAATATAAGAGGTCTTGCCACTGGAGCTAATGATGAAAGTGCTGGAGTTAATACTACTTATAATTCAGCTGTAACAACTACGAATACCACACATCTTGGGCCTAGGGATATTTCAGACTCTAATTCTACATTTCATGAAATTGAAATACCCTATGTTCATTGGAATCGTACAAGACCTATCCCCGACTGGGGTGATGGAGGTGTTGCGAATCTTGATCTTAATGTGGCTCCAGCTTCACGTGCTATTACGTATACAAATATGACCAATGATTTTGGTGCTATTGTGATTAATTTCCCACGTGATGGTACAGACTATAATGCTACAGCTCGTGTTTTTATGGCTATGGGTGATGATTTTAGAGCAGGTGGCCAAATGCCAACTCCTATGATTGCTTATGGTGGTGCTGTTGCTCCTCCATATACTGCTACTTCTCCCGTTTATTGTACTTATTATGATAGTTACAATTAATCCCCGTGTTTATCTATCACTTTCAAAATAGTTAGCAACATTTAGTTAGCTTTATAATTACTTAGTTGTTTGTTGTTTAGGAGCCTAACTCTTCATATTAGTTTAGTTAGTTTTCTAT